TTGTTGTTTCTGATCTTGTAACAGTTTCAAACCAACTTCTTTGAATTCGAAACCAGACTTTTCAAAGAAGAACTCTATCATGTTACGGTCTGCAATATACTTTGGCGAACCGATCCATTGATCATGGTCAGAGATTTTTGGGTGATAGACGATACACACTGCCTTCGTGTATCCGTGTTCTTGGTGTGCCTCGAAAAAGTTAGACATGAAGGTCTGAAGCGAACCACCAGAACCACTTGTGATAACTTCAACAAATGTCTTGCCGTCTTGGTAAGATGGAATGATCTCTTCGTAAAGTTTTTTCTTGTTGGCACCCTCTCTCCACTTGATGTGCTTCTGGCCTAGCAAACTCAGTTCTTCGTTCTCGATTGCTTTCTTCGCCTTGTTGATAGCAGAGTTGATTTGACGTTTGGTGATATTGAACTTCTCAAGTGCAAGGATCATTGCATCCGAATCAAGATCGATGTTGTGGTTATAGTAGAGACTCTGTGCAATCTTGGAGAAATCGTCAGATTGGTTTACCTTTGGTTGAATCTTACCTTCCTGAACATTCAACATCATGCCCAAATATTCGATCTCTGAATCTGTCAGACCTTCCCACATTGACAGGGGAACACGAACTACCTCAAGAGTAACACCGTGTTTTGAGTCGTTGGTCGCACGGGTAGAGTGGTTACCACCAATACCAGCAGAACCATCAACACCAAAGTCTCGATCACCTTCTTCAAAATATCCTTCTAAAAGAACCGCCTGAAGTTTTAACTTCTCTGTGTTCCCGTGTTCCTCATCGATAGCGTTCTGGATATTCTGTTTGTGCGTCCAGTCATCTTCTGCACGTACTTGAATGAAGGTTGTCTTGACAACCTCAGACGCCATCTCCTGTTCACCCTTCATGTTCTTGATCTCTTCTGCGAGAGTCAGAACACGATCCATATCGAACTTCTTACTGGCGGGTGACCCGTTAGACTTATTAAAAAACATCACATTGGATTTTGCATTTGCTTCACTTAACACTCTATATTCCTCATTTTGCATTGCACCCCAACTACCAGTACGTAGTATCTCGTAGTCAAAGTCATTATAACTCTCTCTCAAGAGTTGGTTAAATTCTTCACATTTGGAAGAATGGTTATACCCATCTGAGATCAGACCCTTATGGATGCCAACATACATACGTCCGGTTGGACGGTGCGTATATTGGTATAGGTATGCTTCGTATTTCATGTTTTAATAATAACAAACTGGACACTATTTGTCAAGGGCTTTATCCATCTTTTTTGCGAATTCCTCGAAATACTGGTCTTCACTCAGAAGAACCTTGGAGTAGTTGTTGCGGTACTCTTCCAACTTGTTATCAAAGAAAGTAGGGTCTCGTAACTCTAGGATCTTTTCCTCAAGTTCCTCAAACGTCTGGACTCTCTGCCAAGGGTCTATGTTATACGTGTTGTCTATGTCATAGTCCTGCCACACAAAGGGGACGATACCAATAGACAACGCCTCTGGATATCGTGACGTAGTGGCGTGTGGGTCTAACCAGTTGAAACATAGAGTAGACCGTGCGGGTTCTAGTAGAGGATAGAGTTTTCTCCAGTCCTTGATCCACTTGGATTGTCTCTGCACACCCGAAGGGAATCCGCCGATCATGACGGTAGACAACTGAGACCTATAGATTTTACGGATGGTCTTCTCTCTATCGTTTCCATGTTTCATCCTACCCCAATACCCAAAGTCCACAGACTTACCTTCGAACATCAAATCGGAGATGGGGTTCTTCAACCTCTGAATGAAGTGATACTTCATACCGTGAATATTTCCACTGAAGTCTATCTCATCTATGGTCACAAACTTCTTGATGTTTGGCAGGAAACTGCGGTACAGTTCTTCGGTGTCTCCCCTGTCACTACGGAACATCACTACAGTCTTGCCTTCGAAGTAGGGTGCAATCTTATCAATGTGAGACTGACTCTTCGCCAAGTCTTTGGGGTTCATCTGTAACTCACCGTGATACCGAAACTCACTGTCACTTGGTATGACAATAACATCTGCGGACTCAATGGTTTCGGGTGTACGTTTAGGGCGTGTCCCATCAAAGGAACAATTGTACGTATCGTAGTTGTGTTCGGGGTGCGCCTTCATCCACTTGACGTAGTTCTCGAAGAAACTGTCCAGTACGGTTTCGAGTGGTCCTTCATACTTAACAAAGGATCTCAGTCTTGCGATGGTAATGTTCATCGTATAATATCAATCTCGTTCATGGTGTCCTGATTCCAGACCTCTAGTTCTGTACGGACACGATTTTCATTTTTCAACTTGTCGTAACGTTTACTGGCGAGTTTCTTCCACCACGCGATCACGTTATCTAGTTCAAACCTATCAAAGTTTTCTGCCTTGATCAGGTTATCGGTCCTACCCAATAGAACGTCCCGCACATTAGAGTAACCATACTCACCCATATAAAAACGTTTCTGTGTAGTCACATCACCCGCAGTCGATATCTTATCAACAAATTTGTTGTACGCCTCCGTGTCATGATGTTTCAGTGATGCCTTGACGATACTCACCATCTTGGTTTGCATCTTTAGTTTACGGGATGACGCACCCTTGTGCACTAACTCCTCACCACCGTTCTTCTCAGTAAACCAATCCCTCATCTCTGGATAGAAGTCATCCCCTAGAGTCAACAGGAACTTAGATTGTGTGTCGCCCTTGTACCGTAGATAAGGACGCATACCATCATACATCGATGCACCCTTGAGGTTACCATACAACGAGGTGGTTTCAAAGAGACAGAACTCTGTATCATATTTGTCATTCAACATTCTGCGACTATCATGGGAACAACAGATGGCGGCAAGTAACTTACCACCAAGATAGTTAAACCCAAAGGGTTGGGCGGGTACGATGTTGAACCCCATGATTGCACGTTTGTTGAATATGTCAAGATCCGGTACACCCCCAAGATACTCGTTCCGTGGTTTGGAATTGATTAGAGGAGATCCAAACCGAATGAACCCACATATGGTGTTGGTGGTTGTTTCTCTGACTACCATCTTTAATGTCTTGCCAGGCGACTCATCCGGAGAGAACGAGGCAGTCTTTTCAAGTAGGGTGTCAAACAACTCGTGTGGGATTTGTTGGATACGGAAGTCCATATCTTGGGGGTGCAAATCAAACTGTTGGAACAGGTCATCCTCAACGGACATGCCTGGCAACGGTGCGGGGATGTTCCTCACACGTTCGATCTTACGTGCACGGAAATAGTCATCGATACGTTCGAAGTCATCGAAGTAATCCATGAGTTTCCACGCTGCGTGAAATGCGTCTTTCTTTGATAAAATCATATTGAACCTCTAATCATGTACCATTATATAGCATCCAGACAAGTTTGTCAAGTGTATAAATAGAGGTGTACATAGGAGTGACTCATGGCGAAATCTACCTTAACCGCAAACAAAAACTTTTTACAACCCACAGGGTTTAGAGTAAGCATCGACAACACGTTGTTCGGTAACGTGCAGTTCTTTGCACAATCCATATCACATCCGGGCGCTTCCACGAACGCAGTCGAGGTTGGTATACCTAGAGTTACTGGAATCCCATTTTCAGGATCTAAGATAACATATTCTGACCTTACTGTCAACCTTATTCTTGACGAAGACATGCAGTCCTACACAGAACTACAGAAGTGGATGGAGCGTCTGGTCAACGAGAAAGAGGTTAGGCCAGGCGATAGGTACAGAGGACAGGTCGAGAAGGATGAAACATATTCCGACATCACGGTTACCATCTTGACCAGTCAGAACAACTCAAACTTGCGAATCAGATACAACGATGCGATCATCACTAATCTGGGCAGTTTTGAGTTGAACGCAAACGCAAACGATATTACTTACATTCAATTCCCCGCAACCTTCCGGTTCAGGGACTTCGAGATCGTCAAACTATAACTTGACACAACACGACAAAACGGGTATAATAATATGGAAATAAACCCAATAGAACCAGCGTCTATGCCAATGAAGTCATGGTGGAACGAGGTACAGACACAAAAGGTTCAAAAGAAATTGGTAGAGGGTGGTACTGCAATGCAATACACCATCTATACATATAACCGATATGGACAACTGATAGAGTCTGAGGTGAGGGTTCAACAACTTGATATGAGGGCATAGATGCTAGACCTTGATAATATTTTGAAAGAGTGGGCAGAAGACTGTAAGATCCCCCAACACCAACTAGATGAAACATCCCGTAACACACCTAGTCTACACGCAAAGTACTTGCAGTACCTATCTTTGACTAAATTGAACCTGAAGAGGGCAGAACACTCTCAGAAGGATCTACTCAAAGACAAGTGGTTGTACTACAACGGTAAGATGGATGAGGAAACTCTTCAGTCTAAGAACTGGCATCCGGACCCCTTTGACGGATTGAAGATTATGAAAGGTGACATGAACTATTACTATGACTCCGATCCTGAGATTCAGAAGTCCGAAGAAAAAATCGTTTACCTTAAAACGATTATAGATACTCTGGTCGAGATAGTCGATAGTCTGAAGTGGAGACACCAGACCGTGAAGAACATTATTGAGTGGAGAAAGTTCGATGCCGGAGGTTAATCGTGGCGAAGAATTCTAACGTCATTACCAAGAAGGTTATTAATGACGTACACCGCAAGGGTACGTCTATTGGTAATGGTAAAGTCAAGCGCAGTTCCATGAACAAGGATAAGAAACGTTCCTTCAAGAAGTATCGCGGTCAAGGACGATAGTTCATGGAAAGTACCATTCGTATTCGGATGTTAGATCATTCGAGAATGGCGGTTGAGTCTAACCCCGCACAACAACAGGAACTAAGAGATTACTTCTCTTTCTTCGTTCCGGGCTATCGGTTCATGCCTGCATTTAAACGCAAGGTGTGGGACGGTAAGGTGCGTCTATATAATCAAGTAAAACGAGAGATACATGTTGGTCTGTATCACCAACTCCGCAAATTTTGTGCAGACCGCATGTACCCTCTCCAGATCGTAGAGAATAAAAAATACGGCATTCCCAATGCCAAGAATAAGATTGATCATCAAGGACTAGTCAAGTTTCTTGGGTCATTACAAACCCCGTTCGAGCCCCGTGACTATCAGTACGATGCGATAACACACGCCATCGAAAACAAGCGGGCCATTCTTCTATCCCCCACAGGTTCGGGTAAGTCGTTCATCATCTATAATACGATGAGGTGGTTCCTTGACAATCACGAAGGCAAGGTTCTTATTGTTGTACCAACAACGTCTCTGGTAGAACAGATGCATCAGGACTTTGCGGACTATGGTTATGAGTCAGATTTGATTCATAAAATATACAGTGGTAAAGATAAAGAAACAAATAAACGTATTATCATCTCAACATGGCAGTCTATCTACAAGTTGGGTTCAGAATGGTTCGAACAGTTTCCTTGTATATTCGGAGATGAAGTCCATTTATTCAAGGCAAAATCCTTATCCACTCTCATGGACAAGTGCAGAAATGCGGAGTATCGTTTTGGGACAACAGGTACACTGGATGGTACTGAGACTAATAAGTTGGTACTAGAAGGATTGTTTGGTCCGGTCTTCAAGGTCACCACTACAGTACAGTTACAGGAAGACAACACACTTGCAGACCTAGACATCAAGGTCATACTCATGCGTTATCACAACGATGAGTGCCATAAGATGAAGGGTAAAACCTATCAGGAAGAAATTGAATATATAGTAACGAACGAGAAAAGAAATAAGTTCATCACGAAGTTGTCCCTTGATCAAGAGGGGAACACTCTGGTACTATTTCAATTCGTTGAAAAACATGGAAAGGTTTTGTATGACCTTATCCGTGACTCTGCCGACGAGAACCGAAAAGTATTCTATGTGTCCGGTGAAGTGGCAGCCAATGACCGTGAACAGATCCGTGGGATCGTCGAGAAACAGAAAGATGCAATCATCGTGGCAAGCCTTGGAACTTTTTCTACTGGGATTAATATTCGGAATCTGCATAATATTGTATTCGCTTCTCCAAGTAAATCTCAGATTAAGGTTCTTCAATCTATCGGAAGAGGGTTACGAAAAAGTGACAATGGGGTTGCTACTAAGCTTTATGATCTATCAGATGATCTACATTGTAGAGGCTACAAGAACTTTACTCTAAAACATTCCGCCGAAAGAATAAAGATATATACTAGAGAAGGGTTTAAATACAAAGTGTACCCGATTAGTTTGAGATGAGAACAATGATAAGACAAGTAAAGTTGGTTTCTGGAGAGGAACTTGTTTGCGAGGTACTTCATGATTCGGTGGATGAACAGTCCGACGAAATTATAATTCGTCACGCCTTAAAAATCGTGTCTAAAATTCATAATGGTTACAAGTATTACACCTTCAAACCATTCATGGTTTTTTCCGATACTAAGGACTCTCTGACTATGTTGCGAGACGGTGCGATCATCTCGTACACAATTCCTCATGATACCCTTATCGCGGAATACAGAGAAGCCTTGTCTCAGATTAACGACGAGGTAGAAGAGGATCTTTCGATGACGAAGTTTTCGGGAGACTCAGACTCTAATGTTGTCGCATTCAAAAAACCTACCCATCACTAGGGTATATTCCCCCC